ATAGGCTCCTACATGTGCATATTTTATTCAGTTTTCAAAGTACAATGAGAAATAATAAATAACAAGTGAAAACAAGACCTGAAATATCAAAAAAGCATCGATAAAATCGAGGTTTTCGGACGGTCTGCGGGGAGTAAAATCTCTACAGCTTAGCCTTCCCGCCAACGGCGTCGGGGTCAAACGCGCAAAATTCCGATTTCAAACGGGGTATTAAACCCACTAAACGTTAATTTATATGAAAGCAGGTGCAGGTATGGCCAAAGATGGTACAGCCAGAGGTGGTGCTAGGTACGGTGCAGGCCGAAAACCGAAGCCCCTGGCGGATAGAGTTATGGCTGGTGAGTCGGCAAAGGCAATCGAGCTGCCGGAGCCACCAGTGTTTGAGGGAGCGGATGTTCCTCCGGTGAAGGAATATTTGAAAGCAAAGCAGAAGGCCGGAAAAGACCTCTGCGCAGCGGAAGTTTATGAAGAGACTTGGCGCTGGCTTAAGGACAGAGGATGTGAGCGGCTTGTAAATACACAGCTTATTGAGCAGTACGCCATGAGCGTATCTCGCTGGATCCAGTGTGAGGAGTGCATTAGTGAGTTTGGTTTTCTTGCTAAGCACCCAACGACCGGTAACGCAATCGCATCGCCTTACGTATCCATGAGCCAGCAATATATGAAACAGGTAAATCAGATCTGGTATCAAATCTTCCAGGTTGTAAAAGAAAACTGCTCGCAGCCGTTTTCGGGAAATACGCCACAGGATGATGTGATGGAGAGACTTCTGATGACCAGGAAAGGAATGTAGATATGATCGAAAAAGTAAATCCGCGTCACCCGGATAAGGTGGCAGACAGAATTGCCGGTGCGATCGTTGACCTCGCGTATATGACAGAAGAGAATCCGAAGGTTGCTGTTGAGGTTCTGGTCGGGCATGGCAAGTGTCACGTAATTATCGAGACAAACACAGCCCTTGATGAAGGAAAGATAAAAGAGGCTATTCTTCGTATCGCAGGTGGTGTTGAAGCAGACATTTTAATTGTTCCTCAGGATGAGCATTTGGCAAAGAATCAGGAGGAGACAGTTCGATGCGGCGATAACGGCATCTTTAAAGGAATGCCACTTACAAAGGAACAGAAGGAGCTTTCTAAGATTGCCCGCGAAATCTACACTGTTTACCCTTCTGACGGAAAGTACATTCTTGATGACAGTAAGCTCATCATTTGCCAGAGCAATGCTGAAAGTGTAGTTTTGAAGGTTTTATATCCTAACGCCAGTGTTAATCCTCTGGGAGACTGGAAGGGCGGTACAGATGTAGATACCGGTGCTACAAATAGAAAGCTTGGATCCGACATGGCTGATTCCGTAACAGGTGGAGGACTTCATGGTAAGGACCTGTCCAAAGCAGATGTAAGTGTAAATATCCACGCTTTCCTTAAAGCACAAAGGACCGGAGTACCGGTGGAACTTTGCTGCGCAATTGGAGACGACACTATTGATGGTGTACCTTACAGCGAGATTGTTGCAGAAGCAAAAGCATACATTGATTCTATTGGCGGATTTGAAAAGTTCGCTGAATGGGGTCTTTTCTAAGGAGGCGCCATGAATACAAATAAAACAACACATATGGAAATGGTAGCGGTCGAAAAACTGGTGCCATACGTAAACAACGCCCGAACTCATAGCCCGGAGCAGATCAACAAACTGAGATCTTCTCTTCGTGAGTTCGGGTTTATTAATCCCGTTATTATCGATAAGGACTACGGAGTGATTGCCGGTCATGGCAGACTTATGGCTGCTAAGGAGGAAGGCATCACAGAGGTACCTTGCGTTTTAGTTGATTATTTGACGGAAGCACAGAAGAAGGCATATATCATCGCAGACAATAGATTCGCCCAGGATGCTGGTTGGGACGAAGAACTCTTACGAATTGAGATTGAGTCCTTGCAGGCTGAGGCATTTGATGTATCACTTACCGGTTTTGAGGATCAGGAGATTGCAGACCTCTTTGCAAGCGACAACGACACCGGAGCTGAAGATGATGATTTCGATTTAAACGATGCTCTTGAAAAAGCTGCCTTCGTTGAAAGAGGCGACATCTGGACGGTGGGCCGACACAGACTTATGTGCGGAGACGCCACAAGCGCTGATGATGTTGCGGCTCTTATGGATGGAAAGAAAGCAAACCTGGTTGTAACGGATCCTCCGTATAACGTAGCCTTTGAAAGTTCTGATGGTCTTTCCATTAAGAACGATAAGATGGCCGGGGATAAGTTCTATGAGTTTTTGCTTTCCGCATTTAAGAACATGGCTGATCACCTGGAGAAAGGTGGTGCCGCTTATGTGTTCCATGCAGATACGGAAGGGCTCAATTTCAGAAAGGCCTTCATTGATGCCGGCTTCCATTTATCCGGGTGCTGCATCTGGGTGAAGAACTCGATGGTCCTTGGAAGAAGCGATTACCAGTGGCAGCATGAGCCGGTGCTTTATGGCTTCCTTCAAAATGGTAAACACTTCTGGAGCTCCAAGGCCGGCAGAAGCCAGACCACCATTTGGAACTTCGATAAGCCAAAGAAGAATAAGAACCATCCAACCTCAAAGCCGCTGGATCTTCTTGCATATCCTATTGGTAATTCCAGCCAGGAGAATGCGGTTGTAATCGATACCTTTGGTGGTTCTGGGTCAACGCTTATGACCTGCGAGCAGACAAACCGGATCTGTTTCATGATGGAGCTTGATGAGAAATACGCATCGGTTATCCTTCGCCGCTATGTCGAGGATACAGGCGATGAAGAGAATGTGTTTGTTATTCGAGATGGCAAAAAGCTCATGTATTCGGACCTTGTGAAGCAGGTTGATTTTCCTGATTAATGTTGCATATAAAGCTTGCTATTTACAGCCTTCAGAGTGATATATGTACATACCAAAAAAGAAGGAGGTACATAGCATGGTACTTTATTACAACTTAAAAGGATCAGAAAGAAAGCCCTTAGTAAAAACAATCGAGGAGATTACCGGAGTTAAAAGCAAATACTTAGGTCCTCCGAGCATGTCTTACCAGATCGGGGATTACAACGTCGATAAGGAAGGAACCTTAAGCTGGCCGGATTTAAACGATGCGGATCCTGAGTTCTTAGAACAAAGGGAAAAGATGATAGAGCAGCTTTCAGAGCTCGGCTTTAAATGGGAGTACCCAGGATACGAGGACGAGGATGCTACAGAGCTTAGCATTTCGATTCCGCTTGAGAAGGTGGATGTAGGAAATCTACTTCACCTTCTTGAGGCAAAAGGAGAGCTTATAAAGAAGGCCCTTGGAATTGAGAACACCTTCATCCAGGAAGAAGATGAGAAGGTCACATTTCCTTGGTTTACGGATTTAACGCCGGAGGAGGTAGCGACCTACACAAAGTTCATCGCAGCACTTTGCGAGATGAGCATTAAGCAAAAGCGAGTAACCGCAAAAGCCAAGGAAGTGGAGAATGAGAAATACGCCTTCAGATGCTTCCTTTTAAGGCTCGGCTTTATCGGGGATGAGTACAAGGCAGACCGAAAGATTTTACTTTCAAAGCTGGATGGATCCGCAGCATTCAAGTGCGGACACAAGAAAGGCGGTGAAGAGTAATGAGGACTGCAAGACCTGATGAAGTAAAAGCTTTAAGAGACTGCTATCCGGTAGGTACCAGAATAGAGCTTGTGGAAATGGATGATGCGCAGGCCCCGCCTACCGGAACAAAGGGTACGGTGTATGGGGTTGATGATACCGGAAGCATCCTGGTTTCATGGGACAATGGCAGCCAATTAAACGTGATTTTTGGTGTGGATATTATTCGAAAAACTACAGATAAATAGCTTGCTATTATGTGCTTTTAGAGTGATATATGTACATACCAAAAGAAAAGGAGGCCAAAAGCCATGAAAAGAATTGAAATTTTAGACAAAGCAGCAGAAACCGGAATGAAGCACAAGGACATCGACGTAAACCCGACTTTTAGCCAGGCATACTTCTACAGCCTTGAAGCAGGAAACGACCTTATAAACTTCGGCGAGGTCATTTGGGATTACGACATCGACCCGATTTTGGAAAACTGCAGAAGGTTCGGAATTGAAGCCTTTACCATTTCAAGCACCTTCTCAAGCCTGATCCTTACAATCGCAGAGCTTCAGAAAAGAGGATGCAAGCTCGACGGCCTGGTTGAGATCAACAGCCGCTACGATGACTGGAGAGCAGGCCTTGATGGAAGCGAAAGAAGAAAAGAAAGAATTCCCGCTTTCAAGATGAGCTTATAAGGAGGTGCCAGGATGAACAGACTTTGGAAAGAAGGAACCATAGGAATTCCGGTTAAGGGTGGAAAAACCAAGATAGCCCACTACTGGGCTAAGGTTTACGACGAAGGCAGCGAGTACGGCATCAACGAAGGAAGGATTTCAAAGCTTCGGATCACCATTGACGGAGAGACGGTTGTAAATTACGACAGAGGCTGGGATGTTGAGCCAGACGAAAACAACGAAGCGGCGATGATCGCCTACAGCATTTGCTTACAAGAATATAACTAGGGCGCACATGGGAAAGCGGCTAGGCCAGGAAACTGGCCTCTTTCTCGTATGCACCGTAGAGAGAGGAGTTTTGAACTTGAAGAAAAAACAATTTGAATATATACCGTCCAGGTTCATGCTTGAGGACTCCTATTATGATGACGAGCTAGCACAATTTGCGGTGATGTTCATTGAGTCCTTGTGCCACACGAAAGGAACCTGGGCTGGTAAACCCTTTAAGCTGCTCGACTGGCAGCGACAAATAATTCAAGATTTGTTTGGCATTGTAAAGCCAAATGGATACAGGCAATTTAATACGGCCTACATAGAAATACCGAAAAAGAATGGAAAGAGCGAACTTGCTGCGGCAGTCGCTCTTTTACTTTGCTGTGGAGACGGTGAGCAGCGAGCTGAGATTTATGGCTGTGCTGCGGATCGTGGTCAGGCAACCATCGTATTTGACGTTGCGGCAGATATGGTGAGAATGTGCCCGGCCCTAAACAGGAGATGCAAGATACTGGCTTCCCAGAAGCGTATTATCTACACTCCGACAAATAGCTTTTATCAGGTACTAAGTGCGGAGGCTTACTCGAAGCATGGTTTTAATATTCATGGAGTTGTGTTTGATGAGCTTCATACCCAGCCAAACCGTAAGCTTTTTGACGTTATGACAAAGGGCTCCGGTGATGCTCGTATGCAGCCTTTGTACTTTCTTATCACAACTGCCGGAACCGATACACACTCCATTTGCTATGAAACACATCAAAAGGCAAAGGATATCCTGGAAGGCAGAAAGATTGATCCGACTTTCTACCCGGTGATTTATGGCGCCGGTGAAGACGAAGATTGGACTGATCCTAAGGTGTGGATGAAGAGTAATCCTTCTTTAGGGGAGACGATTGGTATGGATAAGGTTGAAGCTGCATGTGAATCAGCAAAACAAAACCCAGGAGAGGAGAACTCTTTCCGGCAGTTACGATTGAACCAGTGGGTAAAACAGGCGGTGCGCTGGATGCCAATGGATAAGTGGGACGCCTGTGCGTTTCCTGTAAATGAGGAAATGCTAGAAGGCAGGGTTTGTTATGGAGGACTTGACCTTTCAAGTACAACGGACCTTACCTCATTCTGTTTGGTGTTCCCGCCTGAGGATGAAGAGGAGCCGTACTACGTGCTTCCATATTTCTGGGTTCCGGAGGATACCTTGGAGCTAAGGGTAAAAAGAGATCATGTTCCTTATGATCTTTGGAATAGGCAAGGATACCTTGAAACGACAGAAGGCAATGTTGTGCATTACGGCTATATAGAAAAGTTTATCGAGCGTCTGGGAGAGCGATTCAACATTAGAGATATAGCTTTTGATAGATGGGGAGCTACCCAGATGTCGCAGGACCTTGAGAACATGGGATTTACCGTAGTGCCGATGGGCCAGGGCTTTGCTTCAATGAGTCCACCGACCAAGGAACTTATGAAACTTACCTTAGAAAGAAAGATAGCTCATGGCGGGCATCCGGTTCTTAGATGGAACATGGATAACATTTTCATTCGAACGGATCCTGCCGGCAACATAAAAGCTGATAAAGCTAAATCAACAGAAAAGATCGACGGTGCCATCGCAATGATCATGGCTCTTGATAGAGCAATTCGCTGTGGCAACGATACATCAGAGAGCGTCTACGATAGTCGTGGCCTCTTAGTATTTTAGGAAGGATGGTGATGTAGATGGGTTTTCTTAGTGGATTGTTCCGTACCAGGGACGCTCCCACAAATAGAACATCGGGAAGTGCATACAGCTTCTTTATGGGCGGTTCTACCTCTGGTAAGAGAGTAAATGAAAGAACAGCAATGCAGATGACAGCAGTTTATTCCTGCGTAAGGATCCTGTCAGAAGCGATAGCTGGACTTCCGCTTCATGTTTATAAATACAACGAAACAGGTGGTAAGGAAAAAGCAGTGGATCATCCGCTGTATTTTTTATTGCACGATGAGCCAAACCCGGAAATGACTTCATTTGTTTTTAGGGAAACGCTCATGACACACCTGCTTTTGTGGGGCAATGCCTATGCACAGATCATAAGAAATGGAAAAGGCGAAGTCGTATCGCTGTACCCGCTTATGCCAGATAGGATGACGGTAAACAGAGATACAAAGGGCCAGCTTTATTACGAATACCAGGTCAGCAATGATGATGCTCCTACTGTAAAGGGGAGCACCGTAATCCTAAAGCCAAGTGACGTACTTCACATTCCCGGCTTAGGGTTCGACGGCCTCGTAGGTTACTCGCCTATAGCGATGGCAAAAAATGCAATCGGTATGGCTATTGCCTGTGAGGAGTACGGAGCTAAGTTCTTTGCTAATGGCGCAAATCCATCTGGAGTGCTGGAGCATCCGGGAACCTTAAAAGACCCGGCCAAGGTAAGAGATAGCTGGAATGCAGCCTTTGGTGGTAGCAGCAATTCTCACAAGGTTGCAGTTTTGGAAGAGGGCCTTAAATACACACCGATTTCCATTAGTCCAAACGAAGCACAGTTTTTGGAAACAAGAAAATTTCAGATTGATGAGATAGCTCGAATTTTCAGAGTACCTCCCCATATGGTGGGGGACCTTGAGAAGTCGAGCTTTTCTAATATTGAGCAGCAATCGCTTGAGTTTGTGAAGTACACACTGGACCCTTGGGTATCCAGATGGGAGCAGGCGATTGCCCGTTCACTATTCTCTCAGACTGAAAAGACCACATACTTCATCAAGTTCAATGTGGATGGCCTGCTTCGAGGTGATTACCAGAGCCGTATGCAGGGTTACTCCATCGGAAGAAATGCCGGTTGGATGAGTGCCAATGACATACGCGAACTTGAGAACCTTGATCGGATCCCGGCTGAGGAAGGCGGAGATTTGTATCTGGTTAATGGCAACATGCTCCCGCTTAAGGATGCAGGAGCTTTTGCAAATACAAGCGATGACGGAAAGGAGGAGACATCCAATGAAGAACAAGAAGTTCTGGGTGTGGAAGAATCAGGCAGACGAAAACGCACCAGAGGCAAGAGTACTGGAACTTAACGGCACGATTGCTTCAGAGAGTTGGTTCGACGACGATGTCACACCTCAAATGTTCAAAGACGAGCTCTTTGCAGGAGAAGGTGACATTACGGTCTGGATCAATTCGCCAGGAGGCGATTGCATTGCTGCTTCCCAGATTTATTCCATGCTGATGGATTACAAAGGCAATGTCACAGTCAAGATTGACGGTATTGCAGCGAGCGCTGCTTCCGTTATTGCTATGGCAGGTACAACGGTGCTCATGGCGCCGACCGCCTTAATGATGATCCATAACCCTGCAACGATGGCCTTTGGAGACCACAACGAAATGCAGAAGGCAATCGAGATGCTTTCAGAAGTAAAGGAAAGCATCATCAACGCCTACGAGCTTAAGACCGGACTTTCGAGAGCCAAGCTTGATCACCTTATGGAAGACGAGACTTGGATGAACGCAAAGAAGGCCATTGAGCTTAACTTCGCAGACGGAATGCTGGAGGACGAAAAGAGCGAAGCACTTGATATTAGCGCTTATGCGTTCTCATCTAAGCAGGTTGAAAACGCGCTGTTAAACAAGTTAACAGAAAAAGTCCAGGCAAAGGAAGATAAAAAGCCTGAGCCGGAAGTAACTGGTAGGTCTGTAGATGAGCTTATGGACCGACTCAATCTCATGAAATATTAGGAGGATTTTAATCATGACTATTAATGAACTTCGCGAGAAGCGTGCAGCTCAGTGGGATGCTGCAAAGGAGTTTTTGAATTCCCACAGAACTGATAAAGGCACTCTTTCTGTAGAGGACGATGCCGCTTACACAAAGATGGAAGCAGAGATTGCTGATCTTGGTAAGGAGATCGCCAGACTTGAGCGCCAGGAAGCACTTGATGCCGAGCTTGCAAAGCCGGTCAACACACCTATCACCGCTAAGCCTATGAAAGCGGGAACTATGAAGGAGGAAGAGAAGATGGGACGTGCTAGTGATGAATATCGTAGCAACTTCTGGAATGCAATGCGATCTAAGGCTCCTATGCCTGGCGTCGTAGATGCACTTCAGGAAGGCACAGATTCTGAGGGTGGCTATCTTGTACCTGATGAATTTGAGCACACTTTGGTGGAGGCTCTTGAGGAAGAGAACATCTTCCGTAAGCTTGCCCACATCGTAAGAACTGAGTCCGGTGAGAGAAAGATCCCGGTTGTAGCTGCAAAGGGTAGCGCAAACTGGATCGATGAGGAAGGTCCTTATATCGAGTCCGATGATGAGTTCGGCCAGGTTTCTATCGGAGCCTATAAGCTTGGAACTACCATCAAGGTATCTGAAGAGCTTATCAACGACTCTGTGTTTGACCTTGAGGGCTACATCTCTAAGGAGTTTGCAAGACGTATCGGTAATAGAGAAGAGGATTCCTTCTTCAATGGAGATGGTTCCGGCAAGCCTCTCGGTATCCTTGCAACAACTGGTGGTGCACAGACCGGTGTGACCGCAGCTTCTGCAACAGCGATTACTGCAGATGAGCTTATCGATCTTTACTACAGCCTTAAGTCTCCTTACCGCAAGAACGCTGTATGGGTTCTTAATGATGCGACCATCAAGGCGATCAGAAAGCTTAAGGACAACAACGGCAACTACTTATGGCAGGAATCTTTGACTGCAGGTGCACCTGGTACGCTTCTTGGCAAGCCGGTATTCACTTCTGCTTACATGCCTACAATCGCAGCAGGCAAGAAGGTCATTGCTTTCGGTGACTTCAACTACTACTGGATTGCAGATCGCCAGGGCAGAAGCTTCAAGCGCTTAAACGAGCTTTATGCTGCAACTGGTCAGGTTGGCTTCATTGCAAACCAGAGAGTTGACGGTAAGCTTATCCTTCCTGAGGCAGTACAGGTTCTTGCTATGAAGGCAGGATCTTCTTCTAACTCAGGATCTTAAGGCAAACTAATGCGGGGAGTGTAATGCTCCCCGTAGATTTTAAGGAGGGAGAAAATGCTGGTAACACTTGAAGAAGCAAAACAGTACCTGCGAGTGGACACCTCAGAAGAAGATAGCCTGATTGAAGATATCATTCATGCAGCGGAAAAACTCTGTGAGGATGTAGCAAGGCTTGACGCAGACGAGGCCCTTCAGGAATCTGCAAGTACAAAAATGGCTGTTTTATATGCGATAGCTTATCTTTTTGAGCACCGCGAGGAAGCAGACCACCATGCATTGACGTTATCCCTCCGATCGCTCTTGTTTGGGGTGCGTAAGGAGGGATTCTGATGAACATTGCATTACTAAACACCAGAATCACGATTCAGAAAAACACAGTGGTCACAGATAAGATTGGTAATCACAAAACGACCTGGACGGATTTCTTTTCCTGTTATGCAACGGTTAACAGTGAAAGTGGCAGCGAGGTAAATAGGACTGCTGAGACATTGGAGCAGAATCTTATGGCGATAACCGTAAGGTACTGCCCAGAGACTGCTGAGATTGGACCGACAACACACCGCATCCTTTTGGGAGACGATCTTTATAATATCACCGCTGTTGATCACATGAACTACAAGCGCAAATCGCTGAAAATCTGGTGTCAGAAAGTGAGGAGGTAGCATGGCAACAGATCGAGTAAAGATAGACAACATGGCTGCTGAAATCATGAAAGGCCTGGATGAGTATGCAAAGCTTACGACTTCGGACTTGAAATCGGCTGTAAGACAAGCCGGAACTAATGTAAAGAAGGACATTCAGGCGAATGCTCCAAAGAAGACGGGTGCATATTCGAAGAGCTGGTCAGTGAAGGCCACAAAAGAAACATCAAATTCTTTGGAACTTACGGTTTATTCGCCGAAGAAATACCAGCTTGCACACCTGCTTGAGTTTGGCCATGTAAAAAGAGGTGGCGGCCGCACTAAGGCCCAGCCACACATAGCACCGGCAGAAGAAGCAGCAATAAAGCAACTGGAATCAGATATAGAAAGGGCGCTTAGATCATGATCGATGAATTGGTAAGTTTGTTAGAGGAGATGGGACTGCCTTTTGCATATGATCATTTTGCAGAAGGTGAATCGCCGGATCCTCCTTTTGTTGTGTATCTTCTTCCGGGCAGTAATAACTTTGCTGCCGATGGGAAGGTTTATCACAAGATAAACGAAATAAGAATAGAACTTTACACTGACGAAAAAGACCCGTCAGTAGAGGAACAAGTAACCGCTGTGCTCGATGAGCATGGCATTTTTTATGATCAGACGGAAACCTGGATTGATACAGAAAAGCTCTATGAAGTGATGTTTTCGTTTGAGTATTCAAAGAAAGGTAGGTAATGACTATGGCCACAAAAAAGAATAAGGTCAAATACAATCTTAAGAATGTGCATTACGCTTTGCTGAATATCGACGGAAGCGGAAATGTCACATACGGAACACCGGTGGCAATTCCTGGTGCCGTATCCATCAGCCTTGATGCAAACGGTGAGCCTTCCAACTTCTATGCGGATGGTTATGCATATTACACCATTTCCAACAACATGGGTTACGAAGGTGATCTGGAAATCGCTATGGTTCCGGAGTCATTCAGAGTGGATGTCCTTAAGGAGCAGCTCGACGATAATAACGTGCTTATTGAGAATGCAAACGTTGAAACTGCGAACTTTGCACTCCTTTTTGAGTTCGACGGTGATGTGAAGAAGATCCGCCACGTCTTTTATAAGTGTGCAGCTTCTCGTCCTGGTATTGAGTCTCAGACAAATGAGGATGAGATTGAAGTTCAGACTGAGACACTTTCACTTAAGGCCACACCGCTTGCAAGTGGAGTTGTAAAAGCAAAGACCGGTGATGATACCACAGATGCGGTATATCAGGACTGGTACAGCCAGGTGTATATGCCTTCTGTAACTGAGAACACAGAAAGCGAGGAGCAGTCATGAGTTTAGTAAAGAAGGTTGAGATTGACGGAAAGCAGGTGCCTTTTAAGGCATCTGCCGCAATCCCACGTATTTATCGTATTAAGTTTGGCAGAGATATCTATAAGGACCTAAGCTCTTTGGAAAAGGCAGTGGGAGACGGTGATGAGGCAAGCTCAAATCTTGATCTGTTTAGCTTGGAGATGTTTGAGAATATCGCCTATGTTATGGCAAAGCATGCAGACCCGGCTATCCCGGACACCGCAGAGGAGTGGCTTGATGAGTTTAACACCTTCTCCATTTACCAGGTGCTTCCAAGCATCATCGAGCTTTGGGGCCTTAACACACAGACTGACATTCAGTCTAAAAAAAACTTCGCCCAACTGACCGGCAAATGACAACGCCATTATTCTTGCTTCGCTGCGTACAGTTAGGTCTTTCAATACGAGACCTTGATCTTCTTACGATTGGACTCGTGAATGACATGTACGCAGAAAGCGGGAATGATGATTGCAAATATGATTCATTGGCCACACAGGAGGACTTTGATAAGTTTTAACGCTCGGATTATTCCGGGCTTTTATTTTGCGTTAATTTAGGAGGTGACCGCTTTGGCTGGAAACAGAATAAAAGGTATTACAGTCGAGATCGGCGGTGATACCACTAAACTTCAAACAGCGCTAAAGGGTGTTAATTCTGAGATTAAAAATACGCAGTCTCAGTTAAAAGATGTCGATAGGCTTCTTAAGCTGGATCCTAAGAATACGGAGCTATTGGCTCAAAAGCAAAAGCTCCTTACACAAGAAATATCCAGTACCAAAGAGAAGCTTCAAACTTTAAAGACGGCAGCAGAACAGGCTAATACTGCACTTGCAAATGGTGAAATTACACAGGAACAGTATGATGCTTTGCAGCGCGAGATTATTGAGACAGAGCAGGATTTAAAGAAACTTGAGACAGCAGCAAAAAGCTGTGGCACGTCGCTTAGTCAGTCTCTTGGTGCAGCCGGTGAGAAGTTGCAGGATGTTGGTGGAAAAGTAACTTCAGTAGGAACCTCTCTCACAAAGAATGTTACTGCTCCAATTGCAGCGGTTGGTGCTGCATCAGTAGCTGCTTTCACTGAAGTTGATAAGGGATTAGATACGGTTACCACGAAAACCGGAGCAACCGGAACGGCCCTTAAAGAGCTTCAGGGTTCCATGAAGAATGTTTATGGAAGCATGGCGGTGAGCGCTGAGGAAGCAGGTACTGCTATTGGTGAGGTAAACACCAGATTTGGACTTACAGGCAAAACCTTAGAGAAGGTGTCTGCAGACTTTTTGAAGTTTGCAAAGATCAATGGTACTGACTTAAATACAGCTATCGACTCGGTGGATTCCATCATGAAGAAGTTCGGAGTGGATTCCAGCCAGACCAGTAATGTCTTAGGTCTTATGACAAAGGCCGGACAGGATACCGGTATTTCTATGGATACCCTGGAATCTACACTTACCACAAACGGTGCTGCACTTAAGGAAATGGGGCTTGATTTGACAAGCTCTGTTAACTTGCTGGCACAGATGGAAGCAAACGGTGTCGATACAAGCGTAGCTATGGCAGGACTTAAAAAGGCTGTAGCGAATGCAACAAAGGAAGGAAAGTCTGCGGACCAGGCTTTGGCAGAGACAGTTGCAAAGATAAAGAACGCGTCCTCAGAGACAGAAGCGCTTTCTATAGCAACTGAGCTTTTTGGTTCAAAAGGTGCTGCTGAAATGGCCCAGGGTATTCGAGAGGGAAGAATTTCTCTTGATGACTTGTCTGCCTCTTTATCTTCATACGGTGATGTAGTAGATAGCACATATTCGAATACACAGGATGCGACCGATCAGGCAAAAATCGCGATGAATAACCTGAAGCTCGCAGGAACCGAGCTTGCTGCATCAGCTTTTAGTGCGATTGCGCCGGCGCTTCAAAGCCTTGTATCAACTCTTCAGAATCTTGTGAAGTGGTTTTCTGGTCTTGATGAAGGTACGAAAAAGACGATTGTTACTATAGCTGGAATTGTGGCGGCTGTTGGACCGGTGCTTATCATAGTGGGTAAAGTGATCACCGCGATAGGAACTATTGTATCGGTTGTTTCTAAGTTAGGAGCCATTTTACCGGCAGTGCAGGGAGCTGTTGCAGCGTTTAATGCAGTATGTGCGGCAAATCCGTATGTGCTTATTATCGCAGCGATTGTAGCTTTGATTGCAATCTTTGTAGTGCTCTGGAATAAGTGTGATGGCTTCAGGCAGTTTTGGATCAACCTTTGGGAAGGTATAAAGTCGGTGGTATCTACGGTGGTGGAAGCTATAAAGGGCTTTTTCACCGGCGTTATTGATTTTGTAAAGAATAACTGGCAGGGATTACTTCTTCTTTTGGTAAATCCATTTGCTGGTGCCTTTAAGCTTTTATATGACAACTGCGAAGGCTTCAGGAACTTTATAAACGGAGCGCTTGAAGCAATAAAGACAGCAATCTCAAATGCGTGGGAGGCTATAAAGACCGGAATCACAACGGCCTGGACAGCGATTTCAAATTTCTTTACTACGATTTGGGAAGGTATCAAGAACATATTTAACACAGTTCTTGAGGCAATAAAAACGGCGATCACGACTTACATCAACGCATATAAGACCGTAATCACCACCGTTTTCAATGCCATAAAGACTGTGGTAACAACGATATGGACTGCGATATCTACGTTCTTTACGACGATCCTAAATACCATAAAGACCACCTTTACTACGGTTTGGAACGCCATAAAAACTGCGGTGACGACAGTAGTAAATGCCATAAAGACTGTGGTAACAACTGTATGGAATGCGATAAAGACAGCAATCACAACGGTGATGAATACCATCAAAACCGCGATTTCTACAGCTTGGAATACGATAAAGTCAACGGTATCTAACGCGGCAAACGCCATAAAGACCGGTGTAAGCAACGCCTTTAATGCAATGCTTAATTCTATAAAGAGTATCGTTGGAAATATCGCCGGAGCAGTAAAGAACGGATTCCAGGGAGCAATCAGTTATATCAAGAGCCTTCCGGGACAGGCCCTTCAGTGGGGTAAGGATATCATCAACGGAATCGTTAATGGTATCAAATCTTGTATTGGCGCTGTAAAGGATGCAGTTGGAAATGTGGCAGATACCATCAAGTCCTTCCTGCATTTCTCGGTTCCGGATGAAGGACCTCTTACAGATTATGAGTCCTGGATGCCTGACTTTATGGCCGGCCTTGCAAAAGGTATCGACAAGAGTAAGGGCATGGTGGCTAAGGCAATTGAGGGCGTATCAAACGATATGATCATAAATCCTAAGGTCGATGCGGCAAGTGCAGCGATTGGTGAAAACACTGCAGCTTCCACAGTAAACACAGCTAACATTGTAAATGCTATTAAGAGTGCCTTTGCAGGTGTTGAGCTTGCTGGTGGAGATACGGTGATTCCTGTTTATATCGGAGGAACACAGCTTGATGAGATTATCATAACCGCACAGCAGCGTGCGAACTTAAGAAGTGGAGGTAGGTAAGATGGCATACATTCAGTATCTTAGGATAAATGGTGAGGACCTGCCGCTTCCTACCTCTTATTCTTTTGATTTAAAAGATGTGCAGGCAGATTCTTCTGGTGAAACAGAAGCAGGAACCATGCAAAGAGATGTCATTCGAAGCGGCGTGGTAAATATCCAGGTGAGCTTTCAAGTAAGCGCCTTCTGGCTTCAGAAGCTATCCGCTTTTCGGAAGCTTCCTATCATGGAGGTTAGATATTTTGACAGTGAAACGCTGGATTATAAATACACGCAGATGTATATCGATGGGTTTAAGAGCTCGTTAGAGAAGGACACCTCCTATAAAAGCTTGTGGAAGGTGTCTTTTGACTTGATCGAATATTAAGGGAGGGATTTCATGTATCCAGTTTCAGAAGAATACAAACAAATGATAAAAGAGCCCTCCCGATATTTTTATTGGACTGGAACGATAGTAACGAAGGACGGAAGAGAGTATCCGTTTACCAATGAGGATATTGTAAAGGGCTCCGGATATATTACAAGGCAGTGCTCTGGATCCTCCGAGATTGAGCTTGGAACGGTGTATGCGGCCGAGCTTGGTATCACGCTCTTTTCTGAAATTGACCGCTACACATTGGAGGGTGCAAGCATCACGATTGATTTCCATTTGCAGCTTCATGATGAGAGCATTGAAACTGTGCCGATGGGAATCTTTTATGTTGCAGAAGCAAACCGCCGCATAAAAACACTTGAGATTAAAGCATACGATGCAATGCTTAATCTGGATAAGAATTTCAATAAGGGCCTTTCCAGCGCATATCCTTATGACTTTTTGACGCATCTTTCGAAGGCGTGCAAGGTAGAACTGGCCCAGACAAAGGAAGAGATCGAAGCTCTAACAAATGGTACAGAGCTTTTTGGTATTTATCAAGAAAATGATATCGAGTCCTGGAGGGACTTTTTATTTTATCTGGCGCAGGCACTTGGCTGCTTTGCGACCATTGATAGAGCAGGAAAGCTTTTGCTTTTGCCTTATACCAATATTCCGTCAAAGGTAATTGATAGCAGGCATAGGTTTAGCAGCAGCTTTTCTGATTTTGTAACAAGATATACAGCGATCAGCTCAACAAACAGAAAGACAGAAACGGCTGAGTATTATGCAAAGGACCCGGATGATGGACTTACTATGAATCTGGGAGTAAACCCTCTGTTGCAGTTCGGTCTTGATGAAACAAGGAAAAGGATATTAAACGGGATTCTTGATGCAATCAGCATCGTAGAATATGTTCCTTTTGATTCTGACACCATTGGAGATCCTGCGCTTGACCTTGGAGACGTGCTTAAGTTTACAGGCGGGCACGCTGATGAGTTTCAACATGCAGCAATTACCTCGATTACCACAAAGGTAAATGGAAAGCAGTCCATTAAGTGCGTTGGTAAGAATCCGAGGTTAGCTGAGGCTAAAAGTAAGAATGATAAAAACATCGCCGGCCTTATCAGCTCCATAAATGAAACAAGGCTAAGCATTTATACCTTCGTAAATGCTCTGCCGGTGGATGTTGGTGAAGAAAGGGTATCCATCATCAACATGGAGTTTGCTTCTGCTGATGAGACAAATGCCGAGTTTCATGCTCAGTGCATCTTGCAGGTGAGCAGTAACCCGGATACCAGAAACATAACAGCGAGCACTGAGGTTGACCTTGGAGAAGAAGATGCGACGGTTATTTCATTTCCATTATCCTGGCAGGAAGATGGAAAATCCGAGATAACCGTTTATTACATTTTGGACGGACATGAAATTGCAGAGTTCCACCCAAAAGAGTCATGGCTTAGCGGCAACCACCTGCTTAACCTTTACTATCCGATCATTGAGCTTGAAGAAAACCAGCTCCACACCTTTGAAGTGCAGCTTTCGATGCAAAATGGTACCGGACATATTGATGCTCAGGATGCCTTGGCAACGATCAGTGGTCAGGGACTTGGAGCTCAGGAAAGATGGGATGGCCGTATCACTGTTGACGAAACAATGAGACCGATTACCCTTGCCGGAATGAGAACACATCGGCTTGGCGATTATGTTGGCGTTCACTTTATTACGCCTACGCCAAAGGGTGTATCAGATAGAATGGGAAGCATTACCCTTACAGGCCTTGCACTTCCTACTATCCAGGAAAGAATCAGCCTGTTCTCACCGATTGTGCATGACATCGTTGAAACAGCAGATAAAGCGAAGATGGCATATAGCAGGAAGTACGTTCTGGATGATGGGGTGTTCATTCTCAGGAATGATTATGAGATTACAGGTGGTACACAGGAAAGGCTTAATCGTGGCCGCATGACAAGGCTTGTGATTTCAACTGAAAACTTCTCATCCCTTACTTCTATTACGGTCCTTCCATTTGAAACGCTGCCATTTGTAAATAATAAGACCTTGGAAGCAGGAGATCTACAATTGACAGAGTTTGTTGAGCTGAAGGAAGAAGGAGCTGTTCTTAAGACATCGTTCTTTGAAGTGATTTATGGAACTGATGTGGAGATCGACAGAGGACGTCTTGCTTCGTTTAATCTTGGCCTTAGCAACATGGAAACCGTAGATGAATTGGAGGTAACAAATGTCTGATTACGGAACAATAGAAGAGATTTTAAGCAGTAATGCGATGACCATTCTGCGAAATAACTCCCTGCAAGACGATGGAACTGATGTTGTTACCGGAGTCGATTGGTTTATGTATAAGGGGAGAGCAGCTACCACAATCTACGTGAGTGGTAACTCCTGGATGGGATTTGGAGAAAACGCCGAACACCTGCGGGTCGTAAGAAGAGATACCGATCTTATGACACTTAAGCGAGAGGAAGGAACCTTATATGGCGTGTATCGCTTCCTTCATATCAGGTGGGAAGGATTCTCGGTACATAATAACAGGATAGAAGCCACCCGGATGAACTGGGACTGCATCTTATTTGATACCGGCGATATCTGTGTTTCATTTGATGTTATTCCAACAAACAGCAGCTATCTTGCAGACTCCAGCCTGATTACAGGAAATGAAACGATTTCTTTCACGCCGCTGTCGGGAAAGGTCATCTCATTTAAACACCTGGACGATACGGGTATGAGTTTTGAGTATCAGGATTATGCGCCGGTTTTCCTTGATCCATATAACAGAAGGTACCTGGTGTCAGATGCAGCGGGCGACCTTTATACCATAGAAGAGGAAGCTTTGGTAAAGCTTTCAGAGACAGAGCTTACAGCGGAGCTTTTTGAAACATACGGTGTTCAGGATGTGCCGCCGGGAGAACTTCTTATCACGCTTCAGGATCCAACGATCCTTTATTGGCATGATTCGCAGAATTACTTCCCGCCTTTTAGGGCTACTTACACAGGAGTGCCTGTTCCGCAAGTTATTTACTCTGAGAACATCGATATGTCAGACATGACGATTCTTGGAATAGAAAAGGTGACCTGCGATTGTGACGAGCATGTTTTGTTTGCGGTATCTTTTGACGATGGTGAGTCCTGGTGGGGTTGCGTTAATTCAAACTGGTACAGGCTAACAGAAGAAAAGTCAGGTATGTCGAAAGCAGCTCTTGAAGCTATCAGTGTAGATGCATGGGCCGAGAAAGCGACAACAGGTCAGCTAAAGTACAGGATTGTTATAAGCGGTGATGAGTTCTTAAAATCCATCACCACTGACTATTTGAATACGGAGGAATGATCATGTTAAAAGGAAAAACAATTATAGAACTTACTGACGTGAATACCGGCCAGAAGGAAGTTTATGAAGATACTAACCTTGTGACAGAAGCTGCCTTTGATGTCCTCAACGTGAATATAGATGGCATGCTTTATGATAATACGAACTTCAATGGCTCAAGCGGTGAAGACTGGCTGCTTCCGATCAAGAAAAACATCATGGGCGGTATTCTTTTATACCAGAATGAGATCGAGGAACGTGAGGACAATATCTATGCTCCGATGAATAACCCCTTGATCGGATATGCTTCCGATGATGTAAATAACACGCTGGATGTTCGAAGGGGAAGCAGGAACCTAACAGAGAGCAAGGTGGTAGATGGCGGATTTCGTTTTGTATGGGACTTTGCAACATCCCAGGCAAATGGTACGATTTCTGCCATTTGTTTATCTAACACCCTGGCCGGGAGGGGAACGGAGTATTCCAATAACTATATGGTTCGAATTGGTAACTGGTCTGTAAATGCCCAGGCTACATATTCACCGGATTGTTACAGGGACAATAAGAGGTCCTATATCGGAGAAGGATATCGTCTGGAAATGACGACACATTACAATAAAACGGAGGCGGTCCTCAGAAAATATATGGACGATCACCTGCATGCGTCTCTGGTTGATAGGCCTGTTACAAGAATTGTTACGACTCCTGAGGAAGAAACAGTAATAGAGATTGGGCACTATCCTATGCACAATTACTATACAGGAGGCAGTAAAGATGGGACCGAGGAGTCCTATACTTCAAGTACGGATGTAAGGAATTATCTGTATCATGGCGCTGATGGCAAGTGGTATGGCATTATCCGCAGGGACAACCAAAGATATAAATACACAAGCGGTGACAGGGATTATTACGAACACGTTAGCTACGAGTGGTATATGGTTACCATTGACGGATCAACAGCAACAACCAGGAAGATTGTGACTCCAAGCGGCATAAGTGATTTTAACAGCATTGGCATGAGTGGAAAGTGGCTTATGTGCGTATGTAATAATAACAATTACGTGTATCGAATTGATACTACCAATGTTGCAAATATCGAGCAGGTTCCTGATTTCACCTACACCTCAGCAAATCAGTATACCTACATCGTTGATGATGACGTTGTGATTAACGGCTGGTATTTCTTAAATGGTGAGCCGAAGATCCGCATAAGAGATACACCGGAAGCAAGCTCTGTCGCCTGGGGCAGATCACAAATGGCAAGATATAAGACCTTTGCCATAAGAGAATGGATGTATCACTATTATGAGTATTCTCTTTACAAAGAGCTATATCTTTTCACACCTTATCTGGCGACCATCAATAACCTGGGTTCTCCGGTTATTAAGACAGCAGATAAGACCATGAAAATCACATACACGATCACAGAAAGCAATTAGTGAATGAGGCAGTCCGAAAGGGCTGCTTTTTTCATGGAAAGGAGGAAGCCATGAGTGATGCGGCAAAAGAGTTTGTAGCCTGGCTTGGGATTTTAGGCATCCCGTCAATCTTTACGATGACGGTTTGGTGCATCAAAAGCTGTCTTCAGTACACAAAACAGCTAAGGGTGTTAATCAAAGCGCAGCAGGCACAAATGAGATCACAGCTTTTGGAGCAGTACCACTATTACATGGACTGCGGCTGGATTTCAGAAGAGCACATGGAGGACTGGGAAAACCAGTATCAGGCTTATCACAGCCTTGGCGAAAATGGTGTGCTCGACAGTAGGCGAGAGGAACTACTTAAACTTACAAACAAAGAACCCGTAAAGGAGGAAGAAAGTCATGAGTAATTACTGGAAGAACTGGATCAAGGCAGCAGGCGTAAGAGCAATCAAGACAGTTGCTCAGACTGCGGTTGCCACAATCGGAACAGCGGCAGTGCTTGGAGATGTTAACTGGACACTGGTAGCGAGTGCAGCGGCTCTTGCTGGTATTTTATCGCTGCTTACAAGCGTCGCCGGAATCCCGGAGGTAAGCAAGGAAGGTGATTCTTAATGAAGTTAGTAGAGAGTATTTTAACAAAGAACCCCTGCTATAAGGCAGGAAGGAAGATAACTGTTAAAGGGCTGATGCTTCATTCGGTTGGTTGTTCCCAGCCGAAGGCATCGGCCTTTATTAATAGTTGGAACAGCCCTTCGTATGACAGGGCCTGTGTTCATGGATTTATTGACGGAGAGGATGGAACTGTTTATCAGACGCTTCCTTGGGACCACAGAGGGTGGCATGCGGGAAGCTCCATCAACGGGTCCGCCAATAATACTCATATTGGTGTGGAGATGTGCGAGCCTGCCTGCATTAAATACACAGGCGGCTTTACCTTTAAGTGCTCCGATATTGCAACCGCGAAAGCTGTAGCGAAAAGAACCTATGATGCTGCAGTGGAGCTATTCGCTATGCTTTGCAAGAAGTATGGGCTGGATCCACTTGCCGATGGAGTTATCCTTTCGCACAGGGAAGGCCATGCAAGGGGTATTGCTTCAAATCATGGTGATCCGGAGCACTTATGGAGTCAGCTTGGAACGGGCTATACCATGAACGGATTTCGGAATGCAGTAAAAGCTGCCATGAGCGGAGAGGTAAAAACGACCGGAATCCAGGCCACTTCATTTAAGGATATGACAGAAGCTCAGGTCATTGAAACGGTAGGTCCGCTTTTCACAGCCGATCAAAAGGAAACCGGGGTACTTGCTTCGGTATCTTTAGCTCAGTTTATTCTTGAATCAGGATACGGAAAGAGTGAGCTGGCCCAGGGTGCAAATAACTGCTTCGGCATGAAGAAGTCTTTATCAGGAAATACCTGGAGTGGTTCAAGCTGGGATGGGGTAAGTATTTATACAAAGAAAACCTCAGAACAGCACGCGGATGGGTCCTATGAGACGATCACCGCAGATTTTAGAAAGTACCCTTCTGTAGAGAAGTCGATTGCGGATCACTCAGCATATCTCCTTGGCGCCAAGAACGGAAGCAAACTTCGCTATGAAGGCCTTAAGGGACTGACAGATTACAAGAAAGCAGTGCAGCTTATCAAAGATGGTGGCTATGCTACAAGCCTTACTTATGTGGAAAAGCTCTGCTCTATAATTGAGCGCTGGGGATTAACAAAGTACGACGTGACCGGTGAGAGTTCAGCTCCAAAGAGCGAGTGTCCGTTTCTGGTAAAAGTCGATATTGATGATTTGAATATCAGAAAAGGCGCCGGGACCAATACAGCCAAAACTGGTAAATACACTGGCAAAGGGGTGTTTACTATCGTAGAGGTTAGACAAGGAAAAGGCGCTACGGCCGGATGGGGGAAGCTGAAATCCGGTGCCGGTTGGATCAGCCTCGATTATTGTAAAAGAGTATAGCAAAAAGCATTTAAGCCTACGGGTTTCTCTTCGGAGATTCCTGTAGGCTTATTTTTTTTTAGAAAAAATTATAACGATACCCGGAATTTGCTCTCTCAAAACCCCTTAGGAAGTTAGAAGGAAGAACCTTCAAACGATAAGGAGGAACGAGACAATGACAGACAAACAGAAGAATCAGATCGCAGTCTACAGAGGACAGGGCCTTGGTTATACGGAGATTTCCAAGAAAATGGACCTTTCCATTAACAGCATAAAAACCTACTGCCAGAGGCATGGCCTCGGCGGGAAGAGAGCATTTGAGTTTCATGGAGAGATCACCATCCAAGCCTGTGAGCATTGCGGAAAGCCGGTGCAGCAGAACCCTGGCCGTAAGAAAAAACGCTTCTGTAGTGACAAATGCAGAAACCTCTGGTGGAACACCCACATGGACCTTGTAAACCGAAAGGCCAATTATGAGTGCACCTGTGAAAAGTGCGGTAAGAAGTTTATTTCCTACGGCAATAAGGATAGGAAGTATTGCTGCCATGAGTGCTATATCGAGGATAGGTTCGGAGGTGAGTATTAATGGAAGTAACAAAGAATATCGGCCCTGAACTCACAACTCCGGCAAGGACCATGACCGCAGAGGCTATGCGGCAGGATTTCGAGTATGAAATGGCGGAAAAGTTCACGCAGTCACTCTTTGAAAAAGGGCTTATTTCGGAAGAGGAAAAGGCCAGAATATCCACGTTAAACCGGGAAAAATTCTCTCCTTTTTACGGCGATATTATGGAGAAATAACTTGCTATATGTGGCCTTTAGAGTGATGTATAGTATCGACCTAATAAGGAGGTGAGACGGTGGTAAGGATAACAAAAATAGAAGCTACACAAAGCTTTGCTACACAACAAAAAACACGAGTAGCCGCTTATGCCAGGGTCTCAACCGACAGTGATGAGCAGCTTTTAAGTCTTGAAACACAGAAGGAGCATTATGAAACCTTCATCAAGGATCATCAGGACTGGGAGTATGCAGGTCTTTACTATGACGAGGGCATAAGCGGAACCAAGATCGAAAAGCGAGATGGCCTTCTTAGACTTCTTAAAGATTGTGAGGACGGAAAAATCGACCGCGTAATCACAAAGTCCATTAGCCGCTTTTCAAGAAATACTACAAACACCCTGGAGATGGTCCGGAACCTTTCTAAGCTTGGGGTTTACATTTTCTTTGAAAAAGAGAACATCGACACCGAGCACATGAGCTCAGAACTCATGCTTTCGATCCTAAGCTCCATAGCAGAAAGCGAGTCCAGATCAATTTCGGAAAACAGCAAGTGGTCGGTAAAACGCCGGTTTGAGGAGGGAACCTTCATTATTTCCTACCCACCATACGGCTACGCAAATATCGATGGCGAGATGGTAGTTGTACCTGAGGAGGCCGAGGTTGTAAGAGAAATGTTTTGTATGGCCCTTTCTGGCATGGGTTCCCATATCATTGCAAATACCTTAAACGAAAGAGGTATCAAGTCAAAGAAGAACTGCCGATGGCATGCATCGACGGTCAAAGGGATTCTACGAAATGAGAAATACACCGGGGACGTTATTTTTCAGAAGACCTTCACTGATGAGAGTTTCAATCGGCACACAAATTACGGTGAGGAAAACATGTACCTATGTAAAAACCATCATGAAGCGATCATAAGCCATGAGACCTTTGACATGGTAGCGGATGCGATGGCTAGGCGGGGCCAAGAAAAAGGCAATGGCGGTGATACTGACAGGTACCAGAACAGGTACTCACTTTCAGGAAAGATTATCTGCGGCGAGTGTGGATCGACTTTCAAAAGAAGGAACCACTACAAACCAAGTGGAGATTACATAGCCTGGTCATGCAGAGGCCACCTTGATGACAAAGATTCTTGCAGCATGCTTTATGTAAAAGACGATGTGATCAAGCTTGCTTTTGTAAGGATGATGAATAAGCTGCAGGTGGGCAGGCAACAAATAATGAAGCCTTTTGTGGATGGCCTTCGAGGGTTTAACAATAGGGATAGACTTCATCAGATAAACGAGCTGGAATCCAAAATTGAAAGCAATAGTGAACAGCAACAAGTCTTAGTAAACCTTATGAACGCCGGTTATATTGAGCCGGATATTTATCATGCGGAGCACAATGTTCTTGTTCTGGAAGCTGACGCTCTTGTTAAGGAAAAGCAGCAGCTTTCTCAAAGTATAAGCGGTGACCTAAACCACCTGACCGAAGCTGAAAAGCTCCAAAGGTTCTTAGCAAAGATGGAGGATATCACAGAATACGATGCAGATCTTTTTGCAGAGTATGTTGAGAACATAACGGTTCAGGACAGAGAAACCTTCACTTTCAATATGAAGTGTGGGCTCAAATTAACAGAAAGGGTGGTGTTAGAATGACGCACGTTCCATACGGATACAAAATTGAAGCTGGGGTTGCAACCTTCAATGATGATGCTCCGGCGATCAGAAAGCTTTTTACTAACTTCATTGAGTGTAAATCAATGAGAGCTGCGGCAAAAACAGCCGGGATAAATAAAACGCATTCAGTAATCGGCAGGATCATAAAGAATGAGATTTATCTTGGAACCGACTTCTATCCGCAGCTTATTGATGATGAGACATTCGCCAAGGCTCAAGAAGTGAGAAGCACCAATGCAAAAAGCCAAAACAGGCTCGGTATTTACAGGCCTGAAAAACAAATTCCTAAAACATTTTGTTTTAAGATCGGCAAGGTGGAGAAAAAATACGACGATCCATACTTGCAGGCACAATACACATACAGCCAGGTAGGAGAGGATAGCAATGAATGAAAATGTAACACTTATCCCGGCCAGAAAGCGTACCGGGAACAGGGTATCAAAAGAAGTAGACAAACCCAAACTTAAGGTCGCAGCGTACTGCAGAGTAAGTACTGACAGCGATGAGCAGGCTGGCAGCTATGAAGTACAGGTTGAGCACTACACCGATTACATTAGCCGCAATAAGGAGTGGGAGCTTGCAGGCATTTATGCTGATGACGGTATCTCCGGTACCAACACAAAAAAGCGAGAGGGCTTTAATGAGATGATCGACGATTGCATGGAAGGGAAGATCGACCTGGTTATTACAAAGTCTATCAGCCGCTTTGCCAGAAATACTTTAGACTGCCTCAAGTATGTAAGGCAGCTCAAGGATAAAAACATAGCAATCATTTTTGAAAAGGAAAACATCAACACCTTAGAAGCTAGTGGAGAACTCCTTCTTACCATCATGGCTTCTCTTGCGCAGCAGGAGTCACAATCACTAAGCCAGAATGTAAAGCTTGGATTGCAGTTCAGATATCAAAACGGGCAGGTGCAGGTTAACCACAATCATTTCCTGGGATACACAAAGGACGAGGAAGGAAAGCTGATTATTGACGAGGATGAGGCTAAGATAGTACGCCGTATTTTTAGAGAATACTTGGAAGGCGCTAGCTTCAGGGATATCGCAAATGGCTTGGAGCGAGACAAGATTAAAACTGGCGGTAAAAAGTATAAATGGCATTTGAGTACGGTCCAGGGTATTCTTCAAAATGAAAAGTATATGGGCGATGCTCTTTTACAGAAAACGATCACAACAGATTTTATAGAAAAGACCAGAATAAAGAATGATGGTTCATACCCACAGTACTATGTGACGGGTAGCCAAGAAGCCATTATTCCGAGAGACCTTTTTACGCAGGTGCAGGAAGAAATGGTACGTAGGGCAAACATGTATACCGGGACCGGTAAACGGAAAAGAGTCTATTCCAGCAAGTATGCCTTAAGCAGCATTTGTACCTGTACGAAATGTGGAGATATTTACAGGCGAATTGCATGGAACAACAGAGGAAAGCGCTCTAACGTATGGCGTTGTTGTACCAGAGTTGAAAACGGGCCAAGCGCCTGCGATGCGAGAACTATTCAAGAAGGCGATTTACAGCAGGCGACGGTGGAGGCAATAAACCAGCTTCTAAAATGCTCTGATTCCATGCTGGATGCATTGATGCAAAACATAAAGACCGCGCTTGCTGATGATAATACAGGAGAGCTTGATGCCATAAACGAACTTCTTAGTGTAAAGCAGAAAGATCTTGTAAGGCTTGCTCAGGCAAAGAAAGATTACACGACACTTGCGGATGAGATTGACCGCCTGAAAGAAAAGAAGCAGCAGCTCTTGGTAGATAAAGCTGAGACGGAAGGATTCAAATTAAGGATCGGCGAGCTTGAAGATTTCATTAAAGGGGCGGACCACGAACTTACAGAATACGACGAGGCGATGGTCAGAAAATATATCCGGGAGATTAAAGTGTATGAGGACCATGTTCAAGTGTGCTTTAAAGCAGGAATTGAAGTGGATATTGATAGATAAATACTAGCGGTGAGGCGATTGTCTTGCCGCTTTTATTAATTGATTTTATTCGCGGTTTGGCATATAATTAACGTTAGAGTGTAATGTGTGATTTTTGTAGTTTAGAAAGGACTATATGGAGTACTTATCTATAAAACAAACATCAGAGAAATGGGGTATCTCCGTCAGGAGAATCCAGGTTTTATGTTCAGAAGATCGTATCCCAGGAGCAACGAAGATAGGCTCCTACTGGGCAATACCGGCTGATGCAGAAAAACCGAGCGATGAACGTATAAAAAGCGGGAAATATATAAAGGAAAAGTAGTGTATGGGTCAGAAGGAAACGATTGTTGATTTGTTAAAAACAAACGGTACCATGACACAGCTTGCTTTGGCTGAGGCTATTTATGGCGATAAGAATCATGGACCGAATATTTATGGCGCCTTGATGGGGCTTGTTAATAGTGGTGTGGTGTTAAGAACTGGAAGCCAGCCGGCGTACTATTCACTGACTGGTGCAGATATCGTGATTCCGGAGAAGGTAACACAGCCTAAAAAGGGAGTCAGGGATGTTTCCGGTGATGAGATTACCAACGAGACCATCGAAGAAGCAGGTCGCATAGTGGCTGAGACTGATAATTATGGTCCAGAAATGGAAATGATTACGAGATGCCTTAGGAGGTTTCCTGATAATACAGACCCAGATATCGTTGCGATGAAGGTCGGACTTATTGATATCACCAATTCGACTCATCTGTCACAGCATAAAAGCAAAATCAGTATGGTAGAGCTTTCGAACATAATTGCTTCCATTCCTGACATCGATGCAAGGATAAAAGCCGGTGATCCGGAAGTGGTAAACCAGATAGCAAGGAGCAATGGCAAAATAAATCTGTTCTCTTTTGCTTCAAAATATTGCTGTTACCATAATAGGAATCTATATGAGCGAGATGATTACTCCATTTTGGATACAGTCTTGAAGGAACACTTGCCGCTGTATTTCAGCGATGTTACTGAGACACAAATTGAGAATTGGAGAAAAGCATATAACTACAAAGCGTATAACGATTACATTACAAGGAAGCTCGATGAACTTGGAATAACAGTTGAGTTCAGGAAGAGGAAGTTTGACCTGTTTGTGTGGTACAGAAATAGATAGAAACGATGTGAAATGAGGTATGAATTATGCAGATACATTACTTCCAGAGATATCATGAGAAAGAAAACGTTGCGACAGCCAATACGATGTTGTTATTGTCGCGCTTATATTCATACTCATCTGACAAGTTTTTTAGGTTCCTGAAATCGGAGTATTTCTCTGATTCCTTTAATCCAGAAATAATCTTCACCTTGCAGGAGAAGAGCGTTGATAGTATTCCTGATGCAACCATTACGCAGGAGAGCTTTAAGATTGTGGTTGAAACCAAAATGTCTGACTGGTTTTATGAGGATCAGCTACTCCGTCACCTGAATTCATTTAGCGACGAGAAGTATAAGGTAATGATCACTTTGGCTCCGGAGCTTATGGAAGAAGGGAAAAAAGCGGAGTTTGAAGAAAAGCTCAAAGCGTACAATGAAAAGCAGACCCATCCGGTAATACATATTAATACCACATTTGAAGACATGGCCAATGCCATCAGTGATATTCTGGACGACAGAGATTATGAAATGCAGGATGTTTTGAGTGATTATCTTAACTACTGTTATACGGACGGGCTTATCCCGGTTTCGGATTCTTGGAAATATCTGAGAATGCAGCTTGCTGGGACAACATTGGATTTCAATGTTTCTGCAGGCGTATATTATGATAATGCGGAGCGCGGCTTTAGAGCACATGACTTCTTGGGACTTTATAAGAATAAAAGCGTGCGTGCGGTAGGAAAAGTCATAGCTCGCATTACAGCGGTTGAGACAGAAGACGGCGTGAAGTATAACGCTGAATATGGAGACCTCACCGATGAAAGAAAAGAGATCATTGCAAAGGCAATGGCAGACGGTGATTCTCATGGTTATGATTTAAGGAGTATTGAACATAGGTACTTCTTTGTTGATAAGTTCTACGAGACGGACTTTAAGAAGATAACACCTAGAGCGCCAATGGGAACCAGGATATTTGATCTGACCCAGGTGCTGGGAACAGAAGATATCCCGGATACAGAGGAACTAGCTCAACGTTTGATGGATGAGAGCTGGACATAATATCTGTAACAATTTGGAGGGACCAGATGGGAGAAATTATAAATATAGACAATAAAAGTGAGATAGAGGTTACCGCAGATAGTTACGGATTAGTAGAGCTTACCGAAGGAATGTTAGCTGAAGCAAGAGCTTCTATTAATAATAGTAGTACGACACTAAGTGTTCCTATTGCTGAATTATCTACGCTTGGAGCAGGTGTTTCGTCAATGATACCTGCTTTGAATACAGTTACTCAGACGACTACAATTGCTACAGAAGGCCTTTATTCTCTGGCGAATGCAGGAGTTGGTGATGTTTTAAAGGTTGCAAAGAACGGTAATTTCTGGGGAGCCTTTAAAACTGCAGATGGAGCTTCCAAGTTTGCACAGCTTCAGGCGGCAGGACCTTTGTCTGCAACAACGACAACGGCAGCAGCACTTAATCCGGCTACAATGATGATGGCTGTAGCTTTGTTTTCTATTGAAAGAGAACTTGGAAAAATAGCAGATATGGAAAAGCAGATTCTATCGTTTTTGGAAATCGAAAAAGAATCTGAGATTGAAGCGGACGTTGAAACCCTTATGGGAATTGCCAAGAAGTATAAGCTTAACTGGGATAATGAACACTTTGTTTCGAGCAACCATAAGCTGGTTTTAGATATCCAAAGGACAGCCAGAAAGAATATGAATGCCTACCAGAAAAAGGTAGACGAGGTTCTGAAGGCAAAACAGTTTATTGTAGGCCAAAGTAAAGTGAATTCTACACTGGCCGATTTAGAGAAGAAGTTTCAATATTATAGGCTTTCACTTTACACCTTCTCTCTTGCTTCGATGATGGAAGTGATGCTTAGTGGTAACTTCAAAGAAGAATATATAATCGGAATCAAAGACGAGATCAGAGCTATGTCAGATAAGTACAGAGAACTGTTTGGTGAGTGTTCTGTGCGTCTTGAAAAGATGGGAAATAATGCTGTTGAGGCAAATGTAATTAAGGGGATCGGAACTGCGGGAAAAGCTGTCGGAAAGTTTATCGGCAATATACCTGTAGTCAAAGAAGGTCCCGTTGATGAGTTCTTACAGGATACCGGAGATAAATTACGTCGTAATGCTACGGGGATGGAAACTAAAGCCGTCAAGGAGTTTGCTTCTTTGGGTAATCCTGAGACTCGTGTATTTGTTGAGAAGATGGAGGATATGGTACAAATCTATAACCATACTTCTCAGATCTGCTTCGACAAAGAGCGAATATATTTGATAGCGAATTAGCGATGAATATAATGGCTGATGTAATTTGAAATGAGGAGATGGGATAAATGGACAAGACCGCCTTTGTCGGAACTATGATAGAGGTTCTCAAGTACGATAGCACATATAAAAGCATAGAAGGAAGAGACCAGCTAATTAGATTATTAGGCAGAGCAAAAGCTAATTTCTTACCGCAATATCAATTTGTTGGTGGAGGCATATCAAACCAAAGATGGGAAAATGTAGAACTTCGAGTGCCGGTTCCACTATTGGACGAAGCTAACGAATTAAAAAAACAGATAGATAAAGTAGCAGATTTTGTTTATGAGGAATCACTGGAATATGCTCTAAATGAAATCTTGATACGTCCGTTAGTAGCGGCTGCCCCTGAGGAGTATAAAGAATATGATGTGGTTTTTAGTGAGTACCGCGACACAGTGATTCAAGGGATACGAGATGCAAAATTTATCATTTGGGTGGCTGTTGCATGGTTTACTGACATGGCTATATATCAGGAACTGTTGGCTAAGAAAAACCAGGGAGTCAGTATCAGGGTGATTGTATCCAGAGAAGACAGCAACAGTTCGATGATTTCATTATTAAAAGAGCAGGGCTTTGATTATAAAATAATCGAGCATTGGGGAAGCCGAGGATATAATCGTATGCATCACAAATTCTGTATTATAGATATGGATTACGTTATGCATGGATCCTATAATTGGACGCCTACCGCCAATAGTAATGATGAAACCTTGGCAACGGCATTAGACCACGATTTAGTGGCTAAGTTTGCTACTGAGTTTATGCTAATGTATAACGAATAGATGGGTGGGTGCAAAAATGGAGCAATCGTTAAAGAGTTCGTGGATATGTTCCCACGAACATAAGGGACCGCATGACAGACTTTCTGTCGTGTCAGGCCATGTGGAAAGTTGCGTGCTTTTGCAGAGGGTGAGCAACACCCGGTAGAAGGCTATTACTCTGGATGTTGAGATGGGGGATTATTACAGAATAAAAGGG